TATATAATGGGTAAAGGCGGAGATCAAACATGGGCCATGAATAAAAGAAAAATTGGCTCATTATGCCAGGTAAAATACATATGAACATAGTAAAATATTCAAAAGATGAAATGACAACTGTTGTAAGTGATACAAATGATTTGTATTCTTATAAAGTATTCATTGGTAAACATACAGTACCTGTTGGTTCAGATGAATCATTATGGTATGTTGAAGGTGATACAGTAAAAACTGCAGTTAATAAAAATATCACAATAGATCAATGTGGAGTTATTATAAAAGGTTATACTCCATTTGATAGAAGTTGTCAAATAAATCACTGGGCAACTTTACCCTATATTGATGGATGTGCTACAACTCAGTTATTACCACCTATAAGAGTTGGTGATCCTACATTTCAAATGTTACACATGCCACCTCACTCATCAGAGCAAGCTCACCATATACACTCAACGGCTAGAATAGTTTATGTGTATCAAGGTTATGGTGAATGTATCTATGGAACAAAAGTAAAGAATCATAGCATGCCTTTAGAAGAAGGTGATACACTTATATTAGATAAAATGGTACCTCATCACTTTATTACACATGAAAAGTCATTAGTTGTTTTACCACTTCATGTTTGGTCATCACCAGGTAAAGATGAATTTAATCACCCAATGTTCAATGGAACGCACGAAGTTTAATCCATTTTTGTTATAAATAAAGATATAACATGAGGACTAAACATGGCAACACCAGCAACTAGACAACAACTAATAGATTATAGCTTAAGAAGGCTGGGTGAACCTGTAATTGAGATCAATGTCGATGAAGATCAGTTGCAAGATAAAGTCGACGATGCATTAATATATTATAGAGACTATCACAGTGACGCCACTAAAAAGATTTATCTTAAGCATCTAATAACCGCAGCCGATGTAGCAAACGAATATATCACATTATCAAGTGAAATTATATTTGTTTCTAAGCTATTTCCAATATCAAGCACATTTAATACTTCATTCAACTTCTTTGATATTAAATATCAGATGATGTTAAATGATATTGCTGATCTCCAGAACTATGCTGGTGATTTAGCGTATTACGAGCAGATGCAACAATATCTGTCATTGCTTGATATGAAATTAAATGGTACTCCTCAAGTGCAATTTTCAAGAAGAGAAAATAGACTCTACATATTTGGTGATTTCAAAGACGAAGATATAAAGGCTGGTGATTATATCGTCGCAGAAGTTTATCAAATTATAAGTGAAGATAGTAATAGTAGTATCTGGAATGATCGTTGGTTGAAAGATTATACTACTGCTTTGATTAAACAGCAGTGGGGTCAAAACTTAATTAAATTTGAAGGAATGACATTACCTGGTGGCGTTCAGCTAAACGGACGTCAGCTGTATGACGATGCGACTGCTGATATTGAAAAATTAAAAGAAGCAGTAAGATTAGAACACGAATTGCCACCAGACTTTTTTGTAGGATAATAAATGTTAAATCCATATTTCAGTCAAGGACGTAAGTCTGAACAGAACTTATACGAAGATATCGTTATCGAGTCTTTGAAAGTATATGGACAAGATGTTTATTATTTGCCTAGAACGATCGTAAATCAAGATTCTATATTTAAAGACGACATTCCTTCTACGTATTCAAGTGCATATAAACTTGAAATGTATATAGAAAATACAGATGGATTTGATGGAGATGGAGACTTATTTACAAAGTTTGGAGTAGAGATAAGAGATCAAGCAACTTTTGTTTGTGCTCGTAGAAGATTTGATACGCAGATTGGAAGAAGACAAGAAGCGGTAACAGGTACTAAGTATTATAGACCTAAAGAAGGAGATTTATTATATCTTCCTTTGTCACAATCTTTATTTCAAATAAACTATGTAGAAGATGAAACACCATTCTATCAATTAAGAAATCTTCCAGTATTTCGAATGACATGTCAATTATTCGAATACAATGATGAAGATCTTGATACAAACATTGGAGTTATTGATGATCTTGAGAAGAAATTCTCATATCAATATGCACTTACTCTTGATTCAAATGGAGATGTGGGTGCAAACACTACACAATTTATTGTAGGTGAACAAGTTACACAAACATTATTAGATGGTACAGGATTATCTGGTGAGGTTCAGAAGTTTACTGATTCTGATAACATCCTCTATCTTGCACATGTCGGGGCTACCGACGGACTGTACCATACTTTTTCAACAACACTTCCTGTTATAGGTCAAACTTCAACTGCAATCGCTACGCCTTCTGCAGTGAGTGAAGTGCAAAATCAAATGTTATCTACTCAAGCAGATGAGTTTGATGCATTCGAAGATGGCTTTATAGATTTCAGTGAAGGCAATCCATTTGGAGATCCTAACTAATGTTTGGTTCACACTTTTATCATCAGCGTGTTAGAAAAGCAGTAGGAATGTTTGGTTCGCTGTTTAATAACATATATGTGTTGAGAAAAAATTCAAGTGGTGCAGTTGTAAGTCAAGTTAAGGTTCCTCTTGCATATGCGAATAGATCTAAAGTAATCGAAAGAATAAATCAAATGGATCAAGGTGAGCAATATGAAAGAGCTGTAGCTGTTAAATTACCTCGTCTTTCATTTGAAATTATCTCAATGAACTATGATCCATCTCGTCAATTATCAAAAACAAATAGTTTATCACGTGCTGTAGAAGATAGTGTAACAAAAAGATACAAAATCTACACAGGTGTTCCTTATAATATACAGTTTCAATTAAATGCATATGCTAAAACACAAGATGATGCATTACAGATAGTAGAACAGATTATTCCGTTTTTTAACCCACAATACACATTAACAGTTAAGCCTTTTAGTTCTTTTGGTGATTATTTAGAAGACGTACCTTTAGTACTTACTTCAGTAGCATTTATAGATGATTATGAAGGAGCATTAGAACAAAGAAGAACAATTATTTACACACTCGATTTCGAAATGAAAGTAAATTTCCATGGTGACTATGGAACTGGTGGACAAATTATTCGTAAAGCTACGAACAAGATATATAATATAGCGCCAAGTGTAAATACACCTGGTGTTGATTCAGATCAACTATTAGAGACATTAACGGTATTACCAGATGCTCTATTAGTTAACGCTGATAGTGATTATGGATTTACGGAGACTATTACACTTGCTGTAGATAGTGCTTAATTATGACAGATAAAAAAATTGTATCGTTGAAAGATAGACAACGAGAAAAAAACTTAGATGATGATTATAATTATTCAAGGAAGACTTATTACGAACTATTGGAACGTGGTAAGGAGAGTCTTGATGTGATGATAGAGGTTGCTCGTGAATCCGAACATCCTCGTGCTTTTGAAGTGTTATCAAATATGATGAAGCAAATTTCTGAGATTAACGATAAACTCATGGACTTAAACAAAAAAGACAAAGAGTTATCTAGACCTCAGCAAGAAGAAATCAAAAGAATGACTCAAAATAACATCTTCCTTGGATCTACTTCAGAACTACAAAAGTTACTTAAACAAGAAAAAGAGATAGATGTCACTCCAACACCAACAGAAGAATGAAACATATCTTGGCAATATTAATGTCAAGAAAGATGGTATTCAACAAGACTGGACTCGAGATCAAGTACTAGAATATAAAAAGTGCATGGATGATCCTGTGTACTTTACTGAAAAGTATGTTAAGATTATTCAACTCGATCATGGTTTAGTTAACTTTAAATTATATGATTATCAAAAGAATATGTTTCAACAATTCAATGATAATCGATTTAACGTTGTGCTTGCATGTCGTCAATCTGGTAAATCAATTTCTGCTTGTGCTTATCTACTCTGGTATGCACTCTTTAATCCTGAAAAAACAATTGCAATATTAGCTAACAAAGGTGCGACTGCTCGTGAGATGCTTGGTCGTATTACTTTAATGTTAGAAAACATACCATTCTTTTTACAGCCTGGATGTAAATCATTAAATAAAGGTTCTATGGAATTTAGTAATAATTCTAGAATCGTTGCATCTTCTACATCAACAAGTTCTATTCGGGGTTATTCTGTTAACTTACTTTATCTTGATGAGTTTGCATTCGTTGAAAAAGCTGCAGAGTTTTATACATCTACATATCCCGTAGTTTCATCTGGTAAAGATACAAAGGTTATTATTACTTCCACTGCAAATGGTTTAGGTAATATGTTCCATAAAATATGGGAAGGATCAGTACAACGCATTAATGAGTTTGTACCTTTTAGAGTTGACTGGCACGATGTACCAGGAAGAGATGATAGATGGAAAGCACAAACTATTGCAAATACATCTCAGTTACAATTTGATCAAGAATTTGGAAACACTTTCTTCGGGACAGCACATACTCTTATAAATCCAGAAATACTTATGGAATTGAGAGCACAACCTCCAATTCAAACATTAGAAAACGGTTTGCTTCATGTCTATGAAGAAAACAAAAAAGATCATCAATATGTGATGTCTGTCGATGTATCAAAGGGAAGAGGACAGGATTATAGCACGTTTAACGTGATTGACATATCTACGACGCCATGGCGTCAAGTAGCAGTATATCGCAACAACAATATCTCTCCTATGCTCTTTCCAGATATTATATATAAGTACGCAGTTTCTTACAATAACGCTTATGTTGTAATAGAATCAAACGACCAAGGTACAATTGTATGTAATGGACTCTATTATGATTTTGAATACGATAACATGCATGTAGAATCTGCAATTAAAGCTGGAGAGTTGGGCATAGAGATGAATCGTAAAATAAAACGATTAGGATGCACAGCTATAAAAGATATTGTAGAAGCAAAAAGATTAGATTTAGTTGACCAACAAACAATCAATGAAATGTCAACTTTTGTATTACACGGACAATCATATAAAGCTGTAGATGGTGCTCATGACGATTTAGCCATGGGATTAGTATTATTTGCATACTTTGCCTCATCTACATACTTCGAAGAGCTTACGAATATTAATTTGAAAAAGATGTTATATGAGAGAGAAGCTCAAACTATAGAAGAAGATTTCGTGCCATTTGGTATAATCGATAATGGTTTAGACGAAGAACCAGAAATTAACGTTGATCTTGAAAGAGAAAATTGGGCAATTTGGGACACAAACCTATAAATATAGTATATTATAAATAAAAGTATTGAAGAAAAAAACTTGTTATGAAAACACTTATTATTAACTTTTAGAGAGAGACGATTATGGCACTTTTTACTCCATCACAATCTCCTGCAATTACCGTTAAAGAAGTCGACCTTACAGGTGTAGTACCTAATGTCGTAACTTCTACTGGCGCTTTTGTTGGGGATTTTAGTTGGGGTCCAATACGTAACGCAACACTGATCACGAATGAAAGTGGTCTCGTTGAAGCGTTTGGGTCTCCAACAACTACAAATAACGTAGATTATTTCGCTGCTGCGAATTATCTAAGATATTCAAATAGTTTGTACGTAGTAAGAGAAGCCACCTCAGCTGCATTAAATGCATCCGATTCATCAGGAGTAGCACTCCAAGTAAGAGACAAAGATCACTTTGACACATTAAGTGTCGGTGATTCTAATCAGACTTATATTGCAAGATATGCTGGAACCTTAGGTAACTCACTTAAGATTGCATCATTATCTGCTTCTGATTCAGACGGTGTATTTAATACATGGACATATAAATCATCATTTGATGGTGCTCCTGGCACATCAACATTTGCTTCAGGATTATCTGCAACCAATGACGAAATTCACGTTGCTGTTATCGATGAAGATGGTGATATTTCTGGTACTGCTGGAACAGTACTTGAAACTTTCCCATATGTTTCATTAGCATTAAATGCTAAAGCTGATGATGGAACTTCTAACTACGTAAAAGACGTAATTAACACAAGATCTCAATACATTTACCTAGCAGGTTTCGATAGTGACTTAACTACTGGAAATGCTGGTACAAACGCATCCTCTGGTGTTGACTTCAGAGTTGCACAAAGCAGAACAGCTGGTCAATTAAAAACAGCTGCTACTAAATCTACCTCATTATCAGGTGGAGCTGCTTCAGGCACTCTTACAACTTCAGAGATTGCTACTGGTTTTGATCAAGTTGAAGACACTGATAATATTACAGTTGACTTCTTAATTGCTCCTGGCATGTCTGCTAGAGCTGATCAAACAACAGTTGTAAATGATCTTGTAACTATAGCTAGCTCAACACGGAAAGACTGTGTTGTTGTTGCATCTCCTGCTAGAAATGATGTCGTAAATATAGCT